CGTCGTATTCGTCCGTCTCGGCCTGGTCGAGCGTCGCGCCGGCGTCGGCCGACTTGGTCATCATCGCCGTCATCCGCGCGTGCTTGCCGGCGCGGCTGGTCTCGAAACTCGTGATCTGTTCGTTGATGGTTTTCTGTTCCATGGGGCGCGCGTCCTTGTCGACGCGCACAATTGGGAGCGTGTCCCTGTCGCGGGACGGATGACGGCCAGGCGCGGCCAGGTCGAGCGATTTGATCATCGCGATCGTTGTGCGGCCGTTGGCCGGCACGGTGACCAGCGACAGTTCGTAAATTTCGGTTTTGAGAAAGCGGAACCCGTTGGTCGCTTTGTTAAACGCTTTTTCGCGAGACAGGAACCCGATCGAGACGCCCGCGAAGAGGCCGGCCTTGATGCTCTGCCAGGCTTCCTCGACGCGATCGCGCACGGCGCCAGGCTCGTTGATGGTCGGGAGCGTGGCCTCGAAGACCAGGCCATCGGCCGTCGGGGGCTGGAACGTGACGGTCCCGACCGGTTTCTCCATGTTGTGATGGAGCAACAGCGGCACTGGATTCAGGAATGAAATACCGGCCGGTTCGACCACGTCGCCCATGCGATCGGGTTCGGGCGTCGATGCAATGCCGCCGATCACCCGGGTCGTGTCGTTCACCGACCGAACTTCGAGCACGGCGTACGCGCGGTTCAGCATGGATGCCCGCGAGCGTACGGCGCTCAGCGGGTCGGCCGATTTGTTTCGTAGAAGAATTAAGGGATACGCAGTTTTAACAACTGGCGGACGAGCGAGGACACGGTCGTCTCGCGTTGTTCCGCAAGGCGAATCAGGGCATCATGCTCGCTCTGTTTCACCCACGTCGAAACGGAGGAGCCCGCTTCCGCCACGCGCGGGCGCCCCCGTTTCCCCGGCGGATCGTCTGGAGGTTTGTTCATCGGCACCTGTCAGGTCTCGACGTCACGCCACCCCACGGCACATCCGACCACACCACGACACGCCACACCACTGCTCGACGTCACGTCACACCACAACACGGCCCCGTCAGACCAGCCCAGATCACACCTCGACGTCAGAACACGACACGACACACCACCACAAATCGGAACACGACAAACCTCGACGTCACGCCAGGCCACTTCACAGCCACGCCAGCTCACTGCACGACAGCTCACCACTCGGCGTCATTTCACGTCACTTCAGCTCAGGGCACGGCATCGCACGACAAGGCACATCACGGCACAACTCGACGGCACTTCACGACACACCACCACAGCGCAGGACAAGCCAGGACACTACACTGCAGTGCTCGGCGTCACCTCGCGTCGGGCAACATCGACCGCACCGCCTCACCATCGGTCGGCGAGATCGCTTCCGGCAAGCCGAGTACGCTCCGCATCAGCGCCGACCGCGGGACGGGCGCCTTGCGCCCGAACTTGATCACGGTGTTCCAGAACTGCATCTCCAACCTGGCTATCCCCGTGATCCCCTTGAGCTGCTGGCCCATCTGCTCCGCAATTTTTCCGGTGATCGTCTCGCGCTCGAGCGCATCGAGGATCTGTTCATGCTTCTCGACGATGGCCGTCGCCGTCCGCACTTTGGGCGCGTTCGGTCTAAGCTTCGACTCGTTCAATGGTGTAGCTGTAGCGCCCTTCGCCGTCGCCTCTTTCGCCTGCGTAGCCATGCACCCCTCCATACTCAAACAAGTGATGTAAATCGGTTTCCGACACGGACCGGCCCAGCACTTTCACGGTGAACGTCATCTGCGAAGGCGGCTCGATGTACTCGAACCGCTTCAAGGCGTTCATCTGCCCGCGGCCGTGCACGTAGACGTGAATCGCCTTGTCGAAGGCCCCGTCCGCCTGGCGCACCGGGTCGCCGTTCTCGCGGCAGATCGGAATCCAGTACTGCGCCGCATCGGGGTACAGGCCGTTGGTAATGCGCGAGCTGAAGGCTTTCTCGCCTTCAATTTTCCCGATGTACTGCGACGACAAGATCCGCGCGCAGTCCTTCGCGTGGGCTTTGACCGTGCCGTACCGCTCGACGAGCCCACCCGCGTGCCGTTGAAACACGAGCATGGAGTAACTCTGATCCGGTTCGCCTTCGCCGCGTTCGATGCTCGCGAGCACTTCCTCGTTGATCTCTTCGATCGACAGCGCGCCCGCCGGCTTGACACGCGGTTCCCGGGTCTCGATCCATTTGCGGATCATGTCGGGATCGGCCGGCACCGATGCACAGAGGCGCGTGAGAAAGGTCCACGTCACGCGGTAGTGCGTCCATAACGGTGGTAAGGCCCGTGTTTTCGTCGTCGAGGTGTCTTGGGGTGTCTCCTTCGCCCTAGCCATCTGCCCTCCTTTGTTGGTTAACCGAATACAACCATCGAATAGCTCGGCGGCGCCGCGCCCGGTGTCACCAGCGGCGCCAATCCCTGCAGGATCGCGTCGATGCCGTCGATCTTGTTCGGCGAGTCTTCGTGCTCTTTCCGCGGCCACAAGCTGTCGTCCTGGCCGCGCGTGACCACGGTGTTGCTCGCCATCCATTTGAGACACGAGTTGCCGTCGTGCCGAAACCGGCGCCGTCGCAGCCGTGCCTCGAGCTCGCGCGCCGGCGCGGTCAGACTCTTGCGGTCCTTCGTGAGGATGGCCGCCGGGATGCCGGCGTCATGGAGGTTCGAGACCATAATCGGCGAATCCCACTGATCGAAGCGCACCGCCGCGACCTGAAACACCCGGCACCAGTCGCGGATGTCCTGCTCGATCCGCCGCTGGTCGATGAAATCGCCGTCGGTCAGCTCGAGAATCCCGCTCTTCGCCCAGGCGAGATACTCCGGCACCGTGCGCGCCCGCGACGCGACGACGTCCCGCGGCAGATAGAACTTCACAAACGCATAGAGCACGTCCGCGCGCTCGAAGAGCAACGCGACCGCCGCAATATCCTCGCGGCGCGCCAGGTCGACGCCCATCCAGCACTTGGCGCCGGCGAAGGCCTCGAGGCGCAACGACGGCTCGGCGCACGCGTCCCAGTCCGTCATCGACAGCCAGGTCCGCGCCGACTGCAACCATTGCGAGCAGATCTTGACGCGGAACTCCCCCTCGAGCCCGGGCGTCTGCTGCGCGTCGTGGCAGTAGGACGTCACCCACTCGAGCGTCGGCGTCACGCCGAGCATCGGGTTGGCCTTGACCCAGACGCGCGCGTCGCGCCAGTCGTCGGCGTCGTCGAGCGTGTAAATGATCCCGAGGAAGTGATCCGCCTCGAACACCTGCTGCAGCACCTTGGTCAGCGTCGTCCGCAACGCGTAGCCGACCGAGAGCAGGTCATACCCGGCCGTCGTCGGGCAGAGCATCAGCGGGTTCGCGCGCGCGCCCTGCGCGCTCTTGAGCACGTCGTGCAAGCCAAATTTTTGCGCGTGCGACTCGTCGAGCACGATGCAGCTCGGGTTCAGCCCGTCCTGAGTCGACGCCTTGGCATTGACGGGCTTGATCGATCCGTCCGCCGTGATGATGGCGTTGGTGAAGGCCCGCGCGCCGAGCTGCCGGAGCAAGGGTGACCGTTGCACCATCTTGGCGGCGATCACGAACACGATCCGCGCTTGGCTGCCCGTCGTCGCGCCACAGACGACCGAGGCGCCGACTTCCTGCTCCTTCAGCAAGTGGAAGAGCGCGATCGCCGCCATCAGCGTCGACTTGGCCGCCTTGCGCCCGACCTCGAAATATACGAGCGTAAAGCGCCGCTGCATGAGGTTGGCGCGCTGGCGCCACCCGAACAGTGCACACACGAAAAACACCTGGCACGCCTCGAGGTGAATCGTCTCAGTGCGCCACCGGCCCTCGACGTGCGGTAGCTGCTCAATAAAGGCGCACGCCTCGACCGCGTGGGCATCCGACCAGGTGAACGGCCAGACCGGATCGGTCGCCGCACGCACCGTGTCGCGGTCGTGGCGCTCACAGGCCCGCCGCACCCACTGGCAGGCCGTCTGCCGGCCGCTGAGGACATCGGCCACGTACTCGCGCGCGACCGCCACGTAATCGCGTCCTGACCCCGCCAGGACCGGTTGTTGACGCCCTGGCGACCGCCGCCGAGACCGCCGGCGACCCGGGTGCAAATAGCCCCGCTTCGCCTTCTCGGCATCCGACACCCGCGGCCGTCCAATCTTGCGGCGTTTTAGGCGCATTTTCGCAAAGACACGTTTAGTTCGTGACAAAGTCCGGCCCGGAGGGTTTCCCGACTCCCCCTGGGTGTATCAATTACCTACCCCCCGGTAGTGGCGGTCTATCAACGACTTAGGGACTTGGCGACTTGGGCATGTATAGCCTCGGTGCATATGCATCACCGGCGATAGCGCCATTGCGACTCGGCCTTGGTCTTGGCGTCGTGGCACGCCACGCACAGCGCCTGCGTGTTGGTCTCGACGTCCAGTCCACCAGCCCACAGGGGTAGCACGTGGTCACGCACGGTAGCGACCTCGACGTGGCAGCGCACGCAGAACGGGTGCGCCCTGGCGAGCTGGTAGCGCCACGCCTGCAGACGTCGGCCCGTCGTGCGCTGCGTGCGTGTTCCACCATGGTGCACGGTACAGCCAGGCCGGCCACACGTGGCGCACGCGCGCGGCGGGGCCATCGGCATCAGGACTTCACCTTACGCTTCGGCTTCGGGGCGTTCTTAGGGCAACGCGGATTGCAACACGCCCACACCGTCGGGCAGATCGTGTGCCCGCACGTGCGGCACTTCGGCGGGTTGAGGAACTGGCCTTCGGTCGTCATGGCTGTCCGGTCGATGCGACGACCACGACCGTGCGCGTCCCACTCGCCGGGAACGTGTACTCGCCGGCCGTGAACGGCACGAGCACGACGTTCGTGCGACCAGCGCCGATCGGCGGTTGCAGGTTCATGCGGCGCGTATCCCCAGTCGTCGCGAAGAACCCGACCTGTTCGCGGGGTTTGGGTTGATAGCCGTACATCGGTGCGCTGGCGAAGTACGTGAGGTTCTGCGGGATCTGTCCCGGGTTGAGGATCGGCCCGAGCGTCAGGTAATCGTGCAAACCTTCCTTGATGGGCAGCACGTACCACTGGCCGCCGATGCGTTCGGCAATCCACAGCGTATGGTTGATCGCGCCCTCCCAGCCGGGCGGGATGACACCGGGCCAGGTGTCGCGTCCCGGGAAGTTCATCGCGAACCCCTGGTCGGCCTCCGTGAGCGAGATCGACGCCATGGCACTGATGATCGGCAGGTGCGCGACCGGCGGACAATCGCCCGACGCGACGATGGCCGCCGAGAGGTCGATGGCGTCGGCGCCCGCAGACGGCGGTAGCGGTTCGGGCCCGGGTTCAGGGATGGGCGGCGCGGCAGCGGTCGTGAACGGAATCAGCGTGACCGTGACGAGCACGTTACTCGTGCCGTCGAAGTGCACGGGCTCGGTCGTGCCGTTCTGCGCGGTGGCCTGCACCATGATGGCGCCACCGAGCGGCGGGCCGCTGTAGAAGTTCACCAGGCCATCGGGCCCGGTGCGGCGCGGGTTCGGATTGATCTCGATCCCGGGGTGCGCGTAATCGAGCGCGTTGAAGGTGTTGATCGTGACGAGTTGATCGGCGACGGGCGCGCCGGCCTGGTCGACGACGGCGACGTTCAAGGTGGCCATATCTGCCTTTCGTAGTTAGTGACCGTCTCTCCGGCCTGTCACGCCTGATCTGTGGTGCTGCTGACTCCTGGCGTTCTCATGCCGCGATTACCGCGCTCACCACTTCCGCCGGCGGCGGGTCGGGACTTCCCTGCCGGATTCCGCTCGTAGCTGTCCCGTGGAAGAATCTCCGTCCTCCGACCCACCTTGGAGGCGGGAGCACAGGAGGAGATCACCACCTATGCTCCCTATCACTGACTTGGCGAACGTGGCGGCTCGGTACGTCAGTGAATCTCGTGCTCGCGTTTCCGCCGCGCCCACGCGACCAATCCGAGTAACCCGGTTCCCAGCAAGGTCATGGACGCCGGTTCGGGCACCGTCGTGGCGCTGAACGTGCCCGTCGCATCGGCGACGCCGCTGCGAATCGACGTCCCATTCAGGCCCAACCCGCCATTCGTCAGGTTGGAGAAGCTGAACGCGAACCCACGAGGAATCCCCAGCTTCAGCGGGTCGAGGATGTTCGACGTCCCACTGAATAGGTCGGGCGGCTGGCTGGCTTGCAGCGTCGGGCTGGACCCGTTCAGACTACCCTGCAACAGGTCCGTGAAATTCACCGTCAACAGATCGATCGACCCGTTCGTGATCGAGAGCGTGCCCGCGAACGCTTCGGTGATCGCGCCACCGGAGAGGGTCGCGGGACCAATACTGGTGGCGTTCAGCGCGAGCGCGTAGACCCCATTCGTCGCGCCGCCACACCCGGCCACCAGACAGAACGACGGGTCGAAGAACACATCGACCGCCTTGGAGGCCGTCAGCGTCGTCGTGGTCCCGTTGCCGGTGAACACGAACGGTGTATTGAACGGCAACACCTCCGTAAACTGCAGAATCGTGGCCGCGGACGCGGGCAGGGAGACACTCAGGACCAGAAGGAGACTCGCCCAGACTCGTTTCATATCAACTCCCACTCTCTTTGACTCGCGTTACGGACAGCCGCGCGCGTGGTCACCATGCTAGTCCTCCGTGAGTGCGCGTGCCGTCTGTCGCGCGGCCTCGCGTTTCCATTCAAGCATCTCGTATGCCTTGAGACTGATCGCGCGCGGACAGACACCACTCGCCAGGCCTTCGACTTCGTCGTCGGTCAGCAGTAACCAGTATCCGGGGTCGCCCGGCGCGAGCGTGGCGGTTTCGTCGCGCACGATGTCGGGCACCACGGGCCGGCGCCGCGTCATGCGCGCGCTCCGTCACGGCGGCCGGACCGACACCGCACACAGAGCCAGCGATAGGCGTAGACATTCCGGTGACACGTGAGCACGAGGGTGAGCGCGCGCCGGTGGCCGCACTGCGCGCAGGGTCGCAGCCGGATCGAGACGCGCGCCATCAGCACGCCACCTGGAACGCGTGCACGACCGGGCGCCACTCGCCCTGCCATTCGGCGTGACACTCCGACACGAACAACGTCTGACTGGCCGGTTCCCACCACGCGCCGCCGAACGTGCAGAACCCGTAGGACACGAGTTGCGGAAACGGCGTGCCCGCGTGCGCGATCGCGCTCAGGTCCGCGGCGTCGGTGGTCGGCGGCAGGAGGATCGGCGAACACAGGCCCTGCGCGGCCCACGCGAGATCGGCCGGGTCGTAGATGAACAGCGACGACTGCATGGTGGTGCAACTCGGGCCGGTCGCTTCGGGCGCGTAGCGCGTGTCGTTCTGCCCGTGCGCGCACATTTTCTTGACGCCGTATTCCTGCGCGGGGCCGTACCACACATGGCAGCGGCCGAGCGGCCCGTACGCGGCGGCCTGCGCGGCGATCGTCCGTGCCAGTTGGCCGACATACACGAGCCCGTGCTTGTGCGCGCCCCCGATGAACGCCGCCGCCGAGAGCGCATCCATCGACGTGAACGTGCTGATCGGGCCGTACGAAACGCCGCACAGTTCGCCGTTGACGGTGCAGCCCGTGCCGTCCTGCACCGGGTTGAATTGCGGTTCCGCGCCCTGGCTGTCCGCTTCGCCGTAGTGCGTCCACCCGCAGTCGTCCACATCGCCGGCGCGCGTTTGCTTGTGATCGAAGTCGGCGTAAATCAGGTGCTTCGATTGAATCGTGATGCCCGACGGATCGGCGAGGGGATCGGCCGGCGTGCCGGCGGCCGGCAGCGTGAACGCAGCGCAAAACGCACCCCACGCCGACGACGCATTGCCCGACCCAATCGGGGCGCCGGCCGCGAAGCGCGCGCCGCCCAGGTGCGCCGCGAGCGCCTCCGGCAGGGCCACGAGATACCCGCCGACGCGGGCGCAATGATCGGTCAGCCGCCACGGGCCCGAGACGATCACGTGGCCCGGAGTGAGCTGCGACGCGCCGAGGCACGGGTCGTGCGCGCCGCCGACGTTGTAGCTGTCCATGTAGGTCCACAGCAGGGACGCGGTCACGGGGTCCCACAGCAGACCGTGCAGCGGGACGGCGTTGCCGGCCGCCGAGACGCGCTTCCCCAGCGTGATGTCGCCCCAATTGGTGACGAATGTGCAGCGCGTGCCCGCGCCGTGCCACGCAACCTCGTAGACGGGGTCCATCCAGCCGGTCTCGGCTTGTGCGCCCGTGATGAACAGGTGAATCGCGCCGTCGACGACACGGCCGGAGAGCGCGCCGGTCGAGTACCCGAACCGCGTCTGGCCGTTCGTGTCGAGCGGGAGCGTCGCGGCGCCGAGATACGTGAAATCCGCCGGCGTGAGCACGGTGCGACCGGCGACCACCGGCGGCGGCGTGATCGGCGCGCCGGCGAGCTGCGCGACGGTCGCGCGCGCCATGCGGATCGCCTGGTCGATCGCGATCGTCTCGTCCATGTCGGGGTTGGCTGCCATGAGCCCGCCGAGCACGTGGCCGGTGAGCGCGGCGAGCGTGGGATCGACCGCCTGCGCGGCGAGCACGCGATCGAGGGCGTGTAACAGTTCACGGGCGGTGTCCATCAGCCTTCCTCCGGCATCGTGAAGGCGATGCGGTGTGGGTCGGGCGTGCCTGTGCGGCGCGCGAGGATCGCGTTCGCCGCGTCGGCGAGTTCGTGCGCTTCCGCGTACGTGAGGCCCGGCACCCCGGCGATCGAATACGCGTCGGGGCCTGCGGTCGGGTGTTCCAGATAGACATACACGTAGACGGGCGCCATGTCAGCCTTCCTCCGCGACGAACACCGAGAGCACTTCGAGCAAGCGCGCCGCATAGCCCTGGTCGTGGTCGTGTTTGCGGGCGAGGCGCGCGGCGTCGAGCGCGAGGCGGTGGACGCGCCGTTCGAGCCGCGCGGCACCCGTCGGCCCGGGCGCACGCTTGTAGCGTTTCGCGCTGCCTTTCAGCCGAATTTTCTCGAGGCTGTCTGTCATCGTCGCCGCCAGTCGATCGGTAAGATCCCGAACCGCGTCAAATTGATGGGCTCGTGCACCGACCGCGTCACGATCACGGGCGGCAGATCCGGCGGCGCCGGGCCTTCGCACGTCACGCAACGCACGAGCTCGCGCCCGGCCCCGACGCGAATCGACAGGTAGGGTGCGCCGACCGCGACGTCGGTCCCACACCGGCCGCAGTGCCGTAGCCGTGTCGCGCGCGCCCACGCTCTCATAGGACGATCCCCAGCCGGTGCAGCATCGCTGCCGCCTCGTGGCGGGAGATCGTCACGTCGGGTTCGCGTTCGACGTGGCGCACCCGGCGCGGCAGCTCGGGGCCAGGCAACGGCCGCGCGGTGACGACGAGGCGATACGCGGCGTTCAGGTCGTCGTGGGTCCACCGGATGTGCAGGGTCGCCAGCTTCCACTTCAGCGCGTCGGTCAGGTCGGCCAGCGTGTCGAACTGTTCCGCCGCTAACAGCGTGTGCACGACGCGCGCGATCGTCGACGCTTGTGTTTTGTTCACAAATCGGGAAATGGCGCGCGCAGCGCGCTGCACTAATTGGTAATACAAAGGCGGACGGGACGACCGTACGCGGAGACGGGATCTGGTACGGGACGGGTACGGGTACGGGATCACGCGCGCGTGCGCGCGCGGGGAACGAATTTTCCGCGCGGATTCCACGCGGATTCCGTGCGGAATTTTCGACTGAAGCAAGGAGTGTTCCGTCATGCCTCGGCCTGCTTCCGCGCGCGATCTTCGCGCCGCTTTTTCTTCACCTTCGCTGCCGACGGATTGAAGTGATCGAAGTCGTGAATCTGAAACCCGCTCCCGCCGTTCTTGTCCCACAGTCCAGCCTTCACAAGCGCGTCAGCGATGGCGGCCGGATTGGTGACATGACGGAAGCTCTTCACGACAGCGATCGGCAAATGTCCGTCGGTTAAGTGTTTATTGGCCCACATCAGGCCCACCGCATAGAACCCGAGGGCGATCGCGGGGCCGTTCTTCCCGATGAGCTCGCCGGCCGCGAACACTTTGGCGTGGTCGATCAGTTCGTCGTCGAGGCGCGACCACATCCAGCCTCCTACTTGGCCACGGTCTTCAATTGGGGCGCGTGCGCGACCTCGAGGTCGGCCTGGTGGCGCTGAGCCACGAACGAATCGCGGACGTGGACGAGCGCGGCGAGCTTGACACTGAGGGCGTCGATCTCGTGATCGAGGCCTTGGATCGCTTTGTCGAGTTGCGTCGGACGTTTACTCATGCGGGCCTCCGTCGCGCGTGCATGGTGGTCGCGTGCTCCCACCACAACAGCCGCAGAAATTCCGTGATCTCGTCGTCGGTGTCGCCGGTCATCGTCGCGTGCCAGTCGCACGCGGTGCACGACGCCTCCGCGCGCCGCACGGGGAGTAACCCGTCGCCCCGGTCGGCGCGATCGACAATTACCGCACGCGGGGTCGTCATCGCGTCACGCCCGTGTCATCGCTCGAGATAGGCGCGGATGAACGCGGCCGCGACTTGCGGGACGATGGCATTGCCGTACCCGCGCAGGCGTCCCACGCGGGCGGATACCCCATAAGCCAGCGGGAATGTGCCGGGTTCAACTGGCCGCGCTTTGCCGTCGCTGCAGGGGAGCCACTCGGCTCCAGCCCAAAAACTTGATCCTTCAGGTTGACACAGCCGCCTTTCAGCTTCCGGCTGGCGAGGTTGCCTGATGGCAAGTGATCCATACAGTTCGGCGTGCCCCATGTCGCCAGCGGCGCTTGGTCCCGCAGCTTGTAGCGCCCGTGCGCCGCCGTCATCTGCATCACCCCGCCCTCCGCATCCCCCGCGTTCGGACTGCGCCACGTCGCTAGTTGCACCGCCATCCCCAACGTCAGCCCGAAGCCGTTCCCGTTCTTGTGCTGCGCCTTCAGGAGCTCCCGCCGCTCCGGCCACTGACTGTCCGTATCGTTCTGTGGTCCCGCATTCGGTGTGGGCCACGCCGCCAGCAACACGTAATCCCGAAGGTTCCTCGAATGCGCCGCCCCGCTCGGACGCAGAATCCCCATCTCCGCGTGCAGCGCATTCTTCTCCTGCCCCCCGCCCGTCGTATCCCCTTCCGCCTGCGGCGTGGGCCACGAACCAGAGACGCTGTCTGATGTGGAACGCCCCGACACCACCAGCCGGCACACCACACGCCCCGACGGCGTAACCTTCCGCTTCCAAGTCATCGCAAACACGGTCGAGCCATCCGTGTCCAATCGCTGCTTCAACCTGTTCACCAAAGACGACTGCAGGACGGCACTGCGCGATGAGGTGGTTCCAGACAGGCCAAAGGTCGCGGGGATCGTGTCCGCCAGCCTGGGCGCCTGCGGCCGAGAATGGCTGACAGGGACAACTCCCCGTCCAGACAGCGCGGCCGTCAGGCCATCCGGCCAATCGAAGAGCGTAGGACCAGCCGCCAATCCCAGCGAAGAAGTGACACTGGGCGAAGCCTCGCACGTCGTCGGGCTGAACAAGGGCAATTGATCGCTCATCGACTTCGCCATCAGCGATCAGCCCTTGCTTGATCAATTCGCGCAGCCAGGCGGCGGCGAACGGATCGTGTTCGTTGTAGTACGCCGACATCTACCGTTGCGATCTCCACGCGAACCCACAGTGCTGGCATTTCATCAGCCTCGGTGTCGCCCAGTACCAGCGATGATGGCGACACCTCAACCGAAAGGGCTGTCAGGGTCCTCGCGATCCGGGAGCGCGTCCGGTGGTGAGAGCGATCGTTCGTGCGCGTCCTCGATCGTCACAAGGTCGTAGCCGGTCCGGCCTTTCTTGGTCGTGATCGCGATTGCTTGTTCGCTGTGCCACGCGGCCTCGGCGCGCGCGGCCAGACGTTCGTTGACCGTGGTCACGCGCGTCTGATCGAGCGGCCAGCTCGGCCCGCCGGCCAGCGTGATCGTGTAGCGCGTCACGTTGGGATTGCTCGTCTTCTCCGAGTGCACGTGGGTAATCAGCACCACGCCAGGCGCGAGCTGGGCTAACCGTTCGCTGGTGAAGTGGTGTACTTCGATCTGATCGCGCGCATCGTTGTCGTCAGCCAGCGCCGGCGCCGGTGACGAACCGCCAGCAAGGGGCTTGCTGGCGCGTACCTCCGGCGCCTGGTACTGATCCGCAATCGCGGTCGCCTCGGTCACAAAGTCCGGCCGCGCCTGCTCGACCACTGACTCGACTTCGGTTTCATCCAACATCCCGAGGCCACAAATCGCCAGCGTCACCCGGCGTTTCGCCTTGGTCTCCGCTTTCATCATGGCGTTGGCGCGCCCTTCGCCTTTCAGGCTGGCGATCGGCACGGCGCCGATACTTTCATCGGTGCGCCCGCCGGGCAGGATGGCCTGCGCGGTGACGATGTAGCAGTCTTCCATCACTTCCCGCGCCATGATTTTTACGCTCACGCTATAGAGGTGGCGCAATTGGTCGGTCGCTTCTCGCCGCGCATAGAGCACTTCCCTGCCGCTGAGCACCAGATACTGGAAGGGCTGCGTCAGCGGGTTCAGCCCGACCGACTCACACACGGCGTTGTAATACGACACCTTCTGCTGGGGATTGAGCTGCCGTAAGTCGCCGTGAATGATCACGCGCTCGATCAGCGCCGGATCGATCTGCTGGGCGAGGGTTAGGGCTTCAGTCATGGGTGAACTCCGCGAGTTGATGAGTGAGCACGAGTCGGTATTCCCAGAGGCCAATCGCACGATCGCCGCGCGCGCGTTTGTCCACGATGAACGATCCGAACTTGCGTTTGCGCAGGTGGCGCAGCTGCGCCGAAATGCTCGCCGGCGGATCGCCCGTGATCGTTTCGATCTCGGCGAGCGTGCGCCAGCGCGCGTCAGCCATCGCCTCGAACACGCGGCGCAGTTGTCCGGTCAGGCGCGCCTGGTCGTGCACGGGCTCGTAGACCGGCCCATCGAACCAGAGGTCTGTCTGCGTCGGGTTAGGCATCGTCCCGCCGATCGCGCAGATGACTATCGATCCATCGACTCGACACGCGGTCGGGTTGCTCGGCGCCGCGCACGAACAGCCACGCAAGCAAACCGACCACACCGACCGCGAACCCCATCGCGAGCGCCATGAGCACGAGTTCGCTCATCGCGGCCTCAAAGTCGTGGGCGTAATCGGATCGGAAACCGGGATTAGCCCCGCGTAGCCCCGCGAGGCCGTCTTGGAAATTTGCTGAGGAAAAGTGCCTAAGGGCGACTCAGGGCAAGCCTGGGAAAGGGCTTCTGCTCGACTGAAAATCGTAGTGTCGACAGTTCGATTCTGTCCCTCGCCACCACCCATAAACCCCATATCAGCCATCACTTCCCGCCTTTCACTCGCTCGCCACGCGACCCCTCGAAACTGCAACTAGGCGCAAAAAAGGCGCAATCTGGGCGTAACCGGATCACAGCCGCCGTTTCCCCGTGAGCGCCTCCTCCATGTCCCGGCCGCCGAAGGCCTCGGCGGTCAGGTGCAGATAGCGTTGCGTCATCTGAAAATCCGCGTGGCCCAACCAGCGCGAAATCTTGAGGAGGTCGATCTTCTGTTCCCACCACCGCGACGCACACTCCCGCCGCAGATCGTGAAAGTGCAGATCGATCTCGGCGAAGTGGATCGCGTCCTGGTCGGAGGTCCGGCCCGTGCCGGCGACGGTGATCTTGTCGTGGGCCAGGAGCAGCACCGTTTCCCAGGCCGCGCGCGCGTTGTAGACCGCGCCCGCCTCGTCGCCGAAGACCGCCTGGCCCGGCTTCAGAAACCGTCGCTGCTCGAGGAGCGCCCGCAACGGACTCCGGTCGTCGAGCCACACCGCCCGCGGCGCACTCTTGCCCTTGCGCAATAGGACATCCCACGTGCGGAAGTTGACGTCGGCGATCTGGACACGATCGAGCTCGCTGCCACGCGCGCCGAGCCAGAGTGTGCCGAGAATGCGTCGTTTGATGGCCGGCCCCGCGTACTTGTGATCCAGGGTGTTGATCGCCTCGCAGGCCGCCAGCAGCGCCGCCTCCTCGCCCGCGTGCAGGCGCCGCGTCCGTTGCACTTCCTCGCTCAACTTGATCTGAATCCCGTAGCGATGAAACGGCGTCCGCGTCAACCGCTGCGGCTGCTGATAGCGGCACCAGTTGATGAAGTGCCGCAGGCGTTGCATGATGCGATTCACGCCGGCCGGGCCGCGCCCGTCCTCGAGGGGTTCCTGCGCCTCCCCGGTGCGCGGATGCGGCGGGCGCCACCCCTCCCGCAGCGCCGACATGAACGCCAGGCCAGCGCCTTCGCGCTCGAGCTCGCGGAGCGCCCGGCCGCCGAAGTACGCGCGGATCGTCCGGATCTCACTGCGCGGCGGCCCCTGGACCCGCAGCTTCGGCACTTCGACCGCCTCGTAATCCTCTAAGGCGCGCGCGATGCTCTCCACCGATTCTGCCACCACGCCGGGCGGGTGCGTCGGGTCCAGTCCCTGCGCCAGGTCCATTTTGATCCGCGCCTCCCATTGGAGCGCGTCGCGCTTGGCGACAATGTGCGCCTCCCGCGCGCCCCGCTCGATCGCGTATTGATCGATATTGATGCGCCGTCGCACGCCCGCGTGCATGACCTCACTGAGCCAGGCATGCGCGCAGCGATGATCCGCGTACTGACAGCCGCACTTCTTCCGGACGCTCATCGAGACTTTCCGGCGCGCGGCGCGGTGTTGCCACCGGCCTCGAGCCATTGCAGGAGATCGCTCCGCTTGATGCGCAACGATCGTTGACCGATGCCGAACCGCTGAATGTGCAAATGGCCATGCACATAGGCGCGGCGGATCGTATGTTCGCTGACTTTGGCTTCGGTCGCCGCTTCGGCCACGGTCAGCCGCACGTCATCGAACGCCGCGGCGGCGGCGGTCGCGACCTGGTCCCGCCGCTCAGTCAAGGCCAGCACATTCCCTCGGCGTGTCATGGCAGTCTCCTGACGTTCGGGAGTCGATCGATCGGATCGTCCTCCTCGATCTCCTCCACCGGAAACAGATCGCCCTCGGGACGATTCAGGTATTTCGCGAGCCGCTGTCGTTCCGTCTCCGAGGCCGGCGCGCCCCGGTGCCGCACGATCTGACTCAGGCGGACCTCACCAATGCGCGTATCGAGCGCGATCCGTCGCTGACTGCGGCCCGATTCCAGCAGGGCAATCTTGAGCCGTAAATCCACCGATGGCTGATTTTTTCGAGTCATCTTCGATACCTGCGAAGCCTACAAGATATCTGATACGGAATCAATTAATATTGTAATTTTTCTTTCAGGCATATAAGGTATTGACGACGATGCCGTTATTGGAACCAGGCGCAGGCGCACTATATGCTCCGCCCGTGGCCAAGACGGCGGCGCCGCAAGGTGATAACCCATGGGGCGAAGCCATCCGGTACTGGCTCAAGGAATTCAAACTTCGACAGGCCCACATTGCCGAAGCGACGGGCATTCCTGCAAACACGATCAGCAAAGCCGCCCGTGGACTCGATGTGCACCAGGAGACCTTACGACGCATCGCGGACTTCTTCCAAGTACCGCACGCGTCGATCTTGGTGTCGCCGGAACGTCGACTCAGCCAGACGGAAGAGCAACAAGTCATCAAGCGACTGACCGCCGATGCACAGCGCGTGATCGAGCAACGTCGACGGATCGACCCCGTGACGCGCCGCGTCAACCCCATGTTGATGGCCATTGCGGCACGGATCGAAAAACTCGACGCGCCCCTGCGCAAATCGGTCCTCGATCTCCTGGCGAGCTACGAGAAACAACTGAAAAAAGACAGCCGGGCCCGAAAGACGGGAGGAAGAAAGTCTGCGACGAGATCTTGAACGCCCGCCCATCGAGAGGGACTGCACGTCATGCGATACGCCGTCAACCTTGTCAAATTTCCCGTTGCGCTCCGACCACGTCCAGCGCGCGCACGGCTTCGGCCCACCACCACGGCAGCTGTCCAACGCTTGATCGCCTTGGCGCCGATGCTCGGCGCCTGTAATCCGAAAAGTCTCCCCATCGTCGAACGCGTCATGCTGAACCTGATCGGGCCCCAGCCGCCCAACGATGGGACGACACAAACCACGTCCCGCACATGCGACGCCAGGCGTCACGTCAGGCTGGTCGCAAAATGATTCTGGAGGAGCTTCGCCCATGAGCGACCTTGATGCCGAACTCGCCAGCGCCATCCACGCCACGACCGAAGAGCTCAATAGCGCCCGCGCCGTTGTGCAAACGCTCGCCAACGAACTCGCGGATGTGATCGACGTGATCGAGCCGGCGCTTGCGGATCACACGAAGCGCTTGCGACAAGCGCGCATGGCGTCCCTTGAAGAGATGCGGCAGGTCACGACACATATACAAGAACTCCGCAAATTGCTCACCGCCCCTGAAACTGAATACATGCTGCGCCAGGGCGAACGCTTCTTAGCCCTGTGTCGCGAGCTCGAAGAATTCCGTGCGGTCGGGTTCCTCGATGCGTACGTGCGATTGCTCGCCGGACCCGCGGAGGAACGGCGATGACGACGCGCCATCATGTCTTTCGTGCGCCTGGCCACGACACCGCCTGGGTCATGAAAGCCAGGGGCGGGTTTTGGGGCCCGTATTCGAGACGGCCCCGACCGGATTTCTATTTCTTAGGACTGACGAAAGCGCTCATGGATGGCGCCGGATTCTGGGATCGCATGCGCGTCATGCCGGAAGGCTATCCGTTCGCGATACTGGGACAACCAGGCGCCATCAAACGGAACAACGAGATGCTCTTCCATCGTCAACCGATGGATTTTCTGGTCGCCGGCCAACGACTCGAGTCGTTGATACAGCGCTTGCAGTTGTTGGCGCGTGAACGAGATTGTTTTCGCGTCCTCGCTGAGTTGAAGGTACCGGAGGGCACCCATGCTGAAAGGTAAAGCCCTGCGACGTGCGCTTGACAGCGCCGACGCGCTGCGGGTGAATGCCAACGTGCCGTTGATCGTGACGACGACGGAACTCATCACACCCGAGATCGCCAAGGACATGCTGCGCCGGAATCCGCACAATCGCCCGATCAACTGGAGCAAAGTCGAAGAGTACGCCGAGACGATGCGGGCCGGCCGGTGGCGCTTGCATGATCAAGGCATCATGCTCGACACCGCCGACAACGTGCTCACCGGACAGAAGCGGTTGTGGGCCGTCATCAAAGCCGGCGCGAACGTCTACATGCGCATCAGTCGCGGGAATCCGCCCGAGACGGCGGCGGTGATCGATCGCGGTGTGCCACAGTCGGCGCGCGACCTCGCCGCTCGAGAGACTGGGCGCCTGCATTCACCAACCGAAGCCAGCCTTGCTCGCGCCATTCTCGTGCTACGCGGCAATCTCAAACCCTCCGCCGATGTGATCGCCGCGGTGCTCTTGGAATATACACGGCCGATGGCGGCGGCCCTCGCAGCCACACGCGGCAGTCGTAAGTCACGGGAACTACTGATGATTGTCGCCGCCATGCTCCAGCAGCATCCTGAAGAGGTGACGCAGCGCATCACGGCGGTACCCATTCTCGTCGACCAGTTGCAGGCAGCCTTGCTCCCCCGCACGGCCGCCGAATGTTGGGGCCGCGGCGCCGCCTTCTCCTTGGCGATGGAACAAGCCCGGCGACTCGTCAGCACTAGGTAGCAAGGCCCCCCGCTTAGGAGGGGAGACGCCCACACGTTAACGACCCTGTTTGCTATCTGTTACAGAGACTTCCACCCTAGACTTCCATCCGACGCGTGGAACACCTAGCGCCGCACGCCGCGGCCGACCAGCAACAGCACCAGCACCGCGAACACGAGCAGCAGGCCCGGCGTCATCATGGGATTCTGAGACGGGCCGGGCGAGCGCGGGAGAACACCCCACGCCGCCACGGCTGATCTGCCGCGATGCGGCCTGGAACACGGCGCACGCCCGCCCGGCCCGTCGTCAGTTCAGGCGCGTCGGTTCGGGTGCGACCGGCGGCGGTTCGGCGATCGGCGGCTCAGGCTGGGGATCGTCGGGCCCGGGCCGGTGCGGATAGTCGGGCTCAGGGTTCGGCCGTTCGCGATCACGGTCGGGTTCAGGGTCGGGCGCGGGTTTTTTACTCATGGCAGTGACCTCTCCTGTCACGCGACCGTTACCGATGCGGTAGCGGAATATCCAGGTTGAACAGTTGCACCAGGTAGATCACGACGCACACCAGCACGATCACATTGATCGCGACCTTGAACGGCTGGGGCATCGGCAGATACGTTTCGATCAGGTAGACCACGACGCCAATGAGCGCGAGCGTGAGAATGAGCGCGAGCATGGGGCCTCCTAGTCGGGGAACGTGATCGCCAGCGTGTCGTCGTCGAGCGTGAACGTGGGCGCGGCCGGGTCGAACCCGAGCGCGACGAGCTGCGCGTTCTGCTTCTTGTGTGCCGTGGCGAGGTCGGCGCGCGCCTGGAGCGCGCGCGTCTCGCACAGCACCGCCTCGCTGCAGATCGCGCGCAACTTCCAGTAGTCGACCGGCTCGAGCGTGCGCGTCATCCGGTCACGCCGGCCATCTTGTTCCAGTCCGACATGAGCTGCGCCTCGAGGTCCGGATCGCCCGCCGTGGTCACCGTCCCGCCAGCGGGAAAGCTGTACGACGTCTCGAAGCTGAAGACGTTCGGGCGGTTCACGAAACTCGGCGCGAGCTGTTGCGCCGTCTGCAGCGGGTTCGTGTTCACGCGGTTCGCGTACGCGGCGCGTTCGGCATGGTGCAGCGTCGCGGCGTCTTCCTCGAGCACCTGCCAGGCGACCTTGGTGAGCGCGTTCTGCAGGCGTTGGTGAAACCGCGCGTCGGCGGCGAGGGCTTGCTGGGAGAAGGCGTCGTTGGGCATCTGGTTATCCTTTCACCGCGGCGAACATCGCGCGCAGCTCGGCGATCTCGGCGTCGTGCTGTTGCCAGCCGACGATCAGGTCGGGCACGAATTTGCTGTAATCGGTCATCCACGGGCGCGCGAGCGATCCGTTGTCGGTCATGTCGTCGGTGCCCGGCGAGACGGCGCGCGGATACAGGGCATGCGCGTCCTGCGCGAAGATGCCCCGGTCGCGGACGCCGTCCGCCTTCCACGTGAAGTCATGCACGATGACGGCGCGCAACGCGGAGAGATCCTCGGCGCGGCCCCCGTCGTCTTTCAGGCGCGCATCCGAGGACGTGTTAAAGGCGACCGTGGTCGCGCTGGTTTGGAGAATCACGCCAGCAATGCCGTTGGTGCTGTTGAGAAACGCCGCGAAGGTCATCCCGTTGGCGGGATTGGTATTCTGCACAATGAATCCACTGTGGGCTTGATCCGACACGACCGTGAGTTGCCCCGCCCCGACGTTCACGCCGGTATTGATCAACACCTCGCCCGTCGCCAGAATCCGAAGCCGCTCGGCGTTCGTCGTGTAGCAACGCATCGACGCGGCGGCCACGGTCCCCAGCGAGAGCCCGGCCGAGCCGGCCGCGGCGATGGTCGCGCCATCCGCGACATTCATCCCGGCGGTCGTGAAGGTCGTGGCAAAGGCGGTCAACGTCAGCGTCGTCGCCGAGGCGTCGTTCCCTATCCCGACTTGCGTGGAATTGGTCCCGCCGCCGGCGAAGTTGCGTAGCATGACTTGCAAGGGTCCGACGGCGTAATTGTTCACGGTATGCGCGCCCTGCGCGTTGAGCGTCAGCAGTCCGGTGATCGTCTGATTCCCCGTGAAGGTATTCCCGCCCGCGAGTTGCGGGACCTTCGCGAGCGCGGTGTCGATCTCGTTGTAGAGCGTCGTGTGCAGCGCCTGGTTGATCACGGTGCCGGTTTGCCCTGTGCCGTCATCATCTACCCAGACGGAACGCGTGATCGTGACGGCCATTAGAGTGCCCCTTGTCGCAGCAGTCGCAGCATTTCCTCAGCCGAGAAACGCAGGCTCGACGCCTCGACGGTGTACGTCGGGTTGAGGTTCGGGATGTGGAACTGCGCGACGCCGACGCGCTGAATGAGAAAGTCGCCGAGGAGATTGATCGGCGGGCCGACGTTGATCGCCACGGTGGCACCCGCGATCGTGTTGGTGTCGCGGCACCGGTACGTGACGCTGACCGCGCCGACCAAGCCATTGCTGTCGCGGGCGCCGAGCAGGTCGAGCCGGGCCTGGCAGCGCGCGCGCCCTTCGGTGTAGGACAGGCGGCCGTCCTGGAGTTCGTCTTCGATGATGCCGTCGCTGCCGGGGAGCTGTGCGCGCACGGCGGCCTGGGCGTCGAGGTCGTCGACCTGGACGAAGATGTTGACGGGGTCGCCTTTGAGGATCGTGTACGTGATGGTCCCGAGGCCCGTCGTCGGAATGCCGGTCAGCATGGCGGCGGCGACGACGGTCGTGTTGTACGTGATCGTGGCGGTGATGGCGCCCGGGCCACTGGCGGGAATGCCCAGCAAGGCATTCCCGCTGATGGCTGTGTAGCGCACGTTCTGCGAGCCGACGATCGCCCACCCGCCCGAGGGCAGGAACGCGGCGACCGAGGCGCACGGCAACGTCGTGGCGCCGGGCAGCACCGTCCCCTGCGGTTGCTGCAGGGTCGACGTATCGCTCGTCGGCGCGTTCGCGCCGAGCGTCGCGTCGGCCTGGACATCGACGTAGGTCGTCGTCGCGTTGTCGGCGAGCGTCGTCAACAGTTGGAGTTGGGACGCGCCGGCCGCGGTGCGATAGATCCGCCGGGCGGTTACCGCAGCAGCCCCGAGCGACACGGCCGACAGGTTCACTTGCGCCGCGGTCGCCGTGTTGACCGCGGGCGCGGCGGCCCCGAGGCCGGCATCGGCCATCGTGTCGGTGTACGTGGCCTGCACGTTGTCGAACGTCGCGACCAGGAACAGCGTCGATCCGCCCGCGAGCTTCGTGCGATACAGCTTGCGGTTCACGACGAACGATCCGCCGAGCGGCAGGGTCAACGGGAGTTGTTGCAGGTACGCCGTGTTGATGGCGGGGGGCGCACTCCCGAGGGCCGCATTCGCCAGCGTGTCGTCGAACGTCGTCGCCGAATTGTCGTTGATCACGCCGCAGGATCGCAGGCCCGCGCCCCCCGACCGGCGATAGAGGTAGCGGGCGATCACCGTCGACGCATCGACCCCGGTGCCCCGGGGAATGTTGGTCAGGTGCACGGCGTTCAACACGTACGCCGTGTTCGATCCTGGTGGCCCCGGCTGCCCGGACATCGCACTATCGGCCGTCGTGTCGGTGTAGGTCGTCGTGCTGTTGTTGGCGATCGTCGTCAACAGTCGTTGCACGCCACCGCCGACGGGCGTGCGATAAATTTTCCGCGCCGTCGTGCCCGCTGGTCCCGTCGGAATCGCGGTCAGCGGAATCGTTTGGAGTGGGGTGAAGTCCGTCCCGGGCGTGGTATTTGATGAGGGCGGATTCACAGGATTAGCCCCATAAAAACCGCAGCCGTACGTCTGTGTCTGATTCGGCAGGGTCACTTCTTTGATCCACGCATAGCCCTGCCCCGGAGAGAGGGCGTGATAGATCGCAATGCCGGTGACCCGTCCATCCGGTGATGCCGTCACCGACACGTCGATGGCACAGGGGCCGCCTGTATTGGTGTAGGTGCCGACCACCGCAGAACTGTAAGGTGACCACAGGGTCTCACCGGACGATGTGACATAGGAATAACAGAAGTATTCCGTCGTGCCGATGGGTTGTGAATTGCCCGCGTGATTGGGCTGCGCGGAACAGCCCGGTGCATACGTCGGATTCGGTACTTTCGTCCCCGGTCCTTGGCCCGTCGATCCGCTCGTCGCTGGCCCGGTGGTCGTTTCACCTTGCGCGGTCGCGAACGTCACGTAGTACCAATGCGTGCCGACATCGACGTTGCCGCCCGACGTGGCCGGATTCGTCGTCGGGCCGACCGTCGGGGCTGGAAGCGGCGTCGTGGCGACCGTGATCTGGCTGCCGATGGGTCCCGGGGTCGTGTAGCCCGATGGTGTTTGAAACACCACCGCATAGTCATGGGTGCCCGGATCGGGACCGGCCCCGATGGCCCCGGCATTCGCGGTCGGTCCCGTTGTCGGGGCAGCGGTGACGTTGGCGGATGATAACGCCAGTCGTGGCCCGGGTGTCGTCTCGCCCGAACTCGCCACGAACGAGAGCGCGTAGTCGTGCATCCCCGGATCGGGGCCGGTCCCGGCGAGCAGCGGTTTCGTCGTGTCGAGAGCCGGGGCCGTTGCCGGCGGCGCAATCACGCCGACATTGACGGTACTGCGCGGACTGGGCACCGATTCCCCGTTCGCGGTCACGTAGGTCACGGCGTAGTCATGCAGGCCGGCGGTCACGCCCGCGCCGGGCACTACGACCGCATTGATCGCGGCCGACGGCGCCGCGCCCGGGCCGACGAGTGAGCCACCGCCGCCCACGACCAGGCCGCTATAGTTCACGCGCTGCTGGCCGCTGAGCACGGTGCCGCCCGTCGGTAGGTACCACGCGGCTGTGTCCACCGGCAACAGCGTCGCGCCGGGCGCAATCTGGTCGAGCGCGTTCGACCCGCCGAAATTCCCGAGACAGCGCGTGATCACCTGGGAGAGATCGCGCGTAAACGACAAATCGCGCATCGACTCGTGGACCGCGTTCACGTTCGACGGCGGCGTGAGCTGCGAGTTCTCATAGAACAGCGTGACGACCTTCGAGTAGTCGCAGAGGTAATCGCCGCCGACGCGCTTGACGAGTTGCGAGAGCGCGTTCGAGAGCGCCTGTTCGGTGAACGTGATCTCGTCGAGGATCTCGGCGCCGATGTCGGGATCGACCCAGAGCGTGTAGCCGGGCGCGAACGTCAGCAGCGACGCGGCGATCGCCGCGACGCTCGCGTTCTTGTAGTCGCCGGAGACCTTGCGCCGGTCGAGCCCCCACGTGTAGTCGATGCCGTTGACGTCGTAGAGCATGTTCGCGTCGATCGGGTTGTCGCCGACGTACCGGTGCCGCGTGCTCAGCACCGTCCCGCCGAAGACGCGCTTGGGGTTGTTGATCGACCCGAGCGTGATGATGATGTCCTGGCCTTCAACGGGCACCCAGCCGCGCGCGGTGAAGTTCAGCGTCGTCGGGGTCGCGTTCATCGTGTCGGACAGCGTCAACGACTCGGCGAGGATGCCGCTGTCGGCCCCGAGGCGGCCCCAGCCGCGCTGGATGCCGCCGACGCTGATGAACGACCGCGCGCCGACGTAGTTCGAGCGCGTGGCGCCCGAGCGGCCGACATTCGACAGCGCGTAGAGCGGAACCTGGACGCCTTTGAGGACGGGATACCCGGAGCGCGTGGCGCCCGAGCGCGCGAGCCCCGACACGGAGTACGTGAGGATCATCCGCCGTAGGGCAACCGCGCGCCCTGGCCTTTCATCAGGCTGATCTGCGCGTCGGCGACCGCGCGCGCGATGGCGTCGGGCGTGCCGAGCGGCTGCGTGACGTAGATGTGTTGCACGACCCCGCCGCCCCCGCCGCCGGGCGTGACGAACCCGCTGGCGCCCGGCGTGAAGATTTCCGGCGCCTTGCCGCCGCCGATCAGGTAGGACTGGCCGGCGCTCACGGGGCCGCCGCTGTCGCGCGTCGGCAGCGTGGGCGCGACGTCGACAAAGAACTGGCCGCGCGCGTATTGGGCGTCGGTGATGTCCTTATGCATTTGCACGACGTCGTGAAACTGGCTCACCCCCGCGATCATCGCGGCGGTGCCGGCGACCACGACACCCTGGAACTGCTCGAACGATCCTTGCGCCGCCTTGAAGTGCGTCGTATAGGCATTGCCGATCACGTCCGCCGACGCGGTCGCGGCCGCCGTCGTCGTCGTGATCCCCTGCTGGATCGCATCCTGCGCCTGGGCGTCGGCCAGGTTGGCCTTCAGGAAGGCGGCCTCGCTGGCCTCGGCCGCCTGTTTTTTCTGGAACTCGGCGAGGATGCGATCGTTGGTCGCCTTCAACATCGCCTGGTCGATCACTTTGCGCTGATCGGCCTCGGCCTTCTCGAGGTCCGCGGTCGCGGTGAGCGCGGTGCTGTAGTCCTCGAGCGCGATCTTGACCGCGGCGACTTGCTGCGCGGTCACGCCGTACGCCTTCGCCAGGTCGCCCTGCGACACGCCGGCCGACAGGTAGTACTTGATCGCTTCGACGACGGTCCCGTCCAATGTCTCGAGCGTGGTCTGCCAACCGGTCGTCGCGGCGTTGATCGCGTCGGTCGCCTTCTGCCATTCCTTCAGCGCCTCGGCGTCCTTCTTGACCTGCGCTTCATGCTCCTTGAGCACGTCCTTCTGGGTGGCGAGCGCCTCGGTGGCCGTCGGGACGTGGAGCGCGAGTTCCTTGACGGTGGCCGCGTGCGCGGCGGTCGTTTGTGCGGCCAGGGTCTCGATCGGTGGGAGGGCGGTCGCCTTGATCCCGAACGCCTCGAGCGCCGCGGAGCCTTCGCGCCACGTGGCGGTCAGCAGATTCATCGGACTAATCACGGTCTTCACGGCATCGGGCAGCGAGTTGTACGTGCTGCGCAGCGTCTCGAGCCACCCCACGAAGGTCGACAGGACCGGGATCAGTTCGGCCCCCATCGCGATTCCCAGGGCCTTGAAATGTTCCACGAGCGCGTTGACCTGGAACCCGAACGCCTCGGCATCCTTGGCCTGCTGCGCCGTGAACGGTTCGATGTCGGCGGTGAGCCGCAGCCCGTCGTCGAGATCGTTGAGGGCGTGCGCGACGTCGCGGTACCCCTTGCCGAGGACCTCGACGCCGGCCGCGGCGCGCGCCGACGGGTCCGCGATGCTCTGCAGCCCCGCGGTGACCAGCTCGAGGTATTTATCCGGCCCGGCCGCCTTGAGCGTCTCGGTCGACAGGCCCATCGCGGTCAGGCCCTTCTGGAACGTCTCGCTGTTCTCGCCCATCCGCTGTTCGAGCTTGAACACGACATCGGTGAGTTGGCCGAGGTCGGCGCCGATGACGTGCGCCGCGTTCGACAGCCGCGAGAGTGCGGGCACGCTCATGCCGGTCTTGTCGGCCAGGTCGTCGAACTTCGCGATGACCTCGGCCGAGTACGATCCCAGCTCGAACAGCGCCGTTCCGAGCGCGACGACGCTGGCCGTGATGCCGACGGCCGCAACGCCCACGCCTCCGAGCGACTCGGCGAACTGGGTCGTCATTGTCGTCGCCGTGCCCATCGGGTCACTGATCGCGCTTTTGATGTTGACGCCCTCGCCGATCTTCGAGAGCTTCGCCGCGGCGGTGTCGGCGCCCGTCTCCATCCCCTTGACGGCGGCGGTCGCCTTCGCGGCCTCGCTGGTGAAGGCGCTGAAGTCGGCGAGGAGCGTCCCGGTGAGCGCCATTAGTCGGCCTGGCTCGCGTTCAGGTGATCGACGAGCACGTCATAGACGGCGCGCGGCAGCGCGTCGACCCACTCGTACCGCCACCCGCCCATCGCGCGACAGATGTTCATGGTTGAGAGGACGCGAGTTCTGAACGGCTCGTCTTTTTTTTTGCCTCGAGGGCCGCGTTGGCGCTGGCCTCGTGGCGATCGAGGGCCGCGATGATCTCGCGGATCGTCGCGGTGTCGAGCGATCGGATGGTCGACCGCCGGACCTCCTCGGGCATCTCGAGGTCGTACGGGATCGGCGCGTCGGCGATGCCCGTCAGCGACCAGGCGACGAGATAGGCGAGGGGCTTAGCAAACGGTTTCCGTTCGCTTTGGGCGAGCAACATGTCATACCACTCGCCCGCGTTCAGTTCCTTCGTGACGTCCAGGTAATCGCCGCCCGACAGCGGCAACCGCACGAGTTCGGGAACGACCACACGACAGCGACCCATTTAATGCACCACCGATTGCGGCGGCCCGAGCGTCGCCGTGAGGCGGTGCTCGTCGCGCGCCAAGGTTGTGATGGGCCACCGCCACTCGCCTTTCGGATGTTTGGCCGTGAAGACGAGCGGCGTCTGCGCCATCTTGAACGCGTCGGCCAGGACGACGGTGGCCGTCAGCGTCCACACTCGCAGCGTCTTATCGGTGGGGGCGACCGTATAGCCGTGAATCGCCGCGGCGGTGTAGTGCCCCCACTTGATCGATCCGATGTCGCCCGACAGCACGATGCGCCTTTACGGATGCGTCCACGGGCCCGAGGCCACGAACGCGCCGCTGATGGACACCGCGCCATTGGCGGGGCACGAGATCTTGCCGTCGAGCAGGCCCTTCCCGGCGAACTTCGGCGGCGTCACGCCGAGGCTGGTCGGGTACAACTCCAGGGTCGGCGCGACCGTGCCGAAAATCACCTGGAAGATCACCAGCCCATCGACCGGATCGTACATGCCGCCGAACGTGCCCTTCAGGTCCGGCAACCCGACCACGTAGACCTGGTTCGTGTCCCCAAAACAGGTGACTTTGACCTGGTCTTTCGCCATGTCCAGATCCCACTTGTCGAGGGAGGCGACCAGGACCGTGGTCACGCCCCCGGTCGGGTCCATCATGATCTTCCCGCTTTTGCCGTGAATACGATCGATGGCTGCCATACGTGTCCCTCGAATGCCGTGGGTTAGCCGACGAGCGGGGCGACCATCACGTGCAAATGGCCGCCGCAGCGGTTCCAGCGAATCGACGGATCGATGTCGTCGACTTCGACCGTCTCGAGTTCTTCCTCGAATTGCGTGAGCATCGCGCCGTAGTCCGTGATCGTCAGTTGGGCATCGGTCAGCAACGTCGTGATGCGCGCGAAGGCGTTCTCGACGTCGGTGCTCGACGCCGCCGTGGTGAGCGCGCGCGCTTCGACCAGATAGACCGTGTCCTTGTAGGCGGGCCCGCCGAACATCGGCGCCTCGACCGAGGACACGAGCGACACGATCACGAACCGCGTCGAGCCCGGTCGCGCCTCGGCGAAAAACACGCCGTCGGGCATCAGCAGGCGTAACGGCGCGTCCGCCTGGAGCACCTGCAGGACCGCGATCGTGACGGTGGCGACGTTAAGCAGTGCCATTGACCGTCAGGCCCATCTGCTCGAGCACGCGCGGGATCGGCCCGGTATACAGGCCGCGGCGCCAGCGGATCATCGTCGCGGAGAACAACGGATTGGCCGGCATCGACCCGCGGTTCGCACCGATCGCGATATGGCGCGCCTGGCTGCCGCGCTCGAAGACGGCGGCGTGCGGCGAGGTATTGATCACGACCGCCTCGGTGCGCGTGGCGTCCGTGTGCATCACGACCGCCAGGTGGTTCTTGAGATCGCCCGTGCGCGACGGATACCCGGCGTAGATCGCGCTCTTGGCCGCTTGTGCCGCGGCCTCGACCTCGGGCGCCGCGTCCGTGGTGAGATCGCGCGCGAGCGTCGCGAACTGGTCGACGAGTTCGGTGATCCCGTCCCACTTGAACCACACCGTCTGCCCGCCCGGCCCGCTCACTCGACCACCTCCGCACACACGAGGTGCAATTGCACGTGCCGCTCTTCGTAGTCGAAGATGCCGAGGACCGACAGACTGCGCCCGTCGTAGAGAAAGCGCGCCTTGGTCGACAGGCCCTCGCGGTACGGCACGGTCACGATGTGCGTCGCCATCGACAGTACGGTGCCGGCGGTGATCTGCTCGAGCGAGGCTTGCGACGCCGGGGTGATGCGCGCGAACGCGGGCGGCGGCAGATCGATCCACGACTCGACCCAGCCGGTCCCGTCGGGCACGGGCGGCCCGGGCCGCTGGAACAGGCCCTGGTGCAGCCGCTGGCCGCTCGAGATGTAGGACGTGACGGTCGGGCTCATCCGATCCCCGGGTCGTGATACGCGCGCAACAGTTCGCGGACCTGGACGCCGAGTTCCTCGCCGGCCTCGCGCGGCGGCCCGTCCACTTCATCGCCGCGGAACCGATACAGCTCGCCGGTCTGCACCAGAATGGCGGCGATGACGACGAGCGGCACCGTCGTCGCGTCGGTCCACGTCTCGACGACGGCCTTGGATCGCGGCGTCGTACTGCACCAGCCGACGATGTGCGCCTCGGCCTGGTCGGCCATCGCCTGCACGTCGACGTCATCGGCGGTCGACGTGATGCGTAACCGCGCCTTGACCTGGTCGAGGGTGACGAACGTGCTCACCGCCGCCTCGTGTCGTCGTAGACCTGTTGCCAGTCCTTGCCGGCCGGGCCGATGGGGCCGGGCCCGCCGTCCTTGCCGTCCTTGCCGTCGCGCCCACGTTTGACCATCAGCGACCACGCTTTCGAGCCCTCGCCGGGTTTCGTGGTCGTCGGCTCGTTGCAATGCCACGTCGACCCGCCCCAGGTCACGAGCTGGCCGCGCGCGTACGGTTGGCTGTCGACGTAGACGCCGCACCACTCGAGGCCGGGCGTGCCATCCGCGCCCGCGGGTCCCGGCGCGCCATCCTGGCCGGCCGGTCCCGGCGTTGGCGGGCGCGTCTCGACCACGGCGAGACGTTCGCGCATCAGGCCGATCTCGGTCGTGGCGGTGACGAGGCCCGCGAGCTGGACGTCGAGCACCTGCACATGTGTGGCGACCTCGCCGAGCGCGCGCTGCACGTAGTCGCGTACGACGGGGGCGATCCCCTCGACGATGGCCGCGATCTCGTCCTGGGTCATGCGGCCACGTCCAGCGCCTTGGTGAGCAGATGCCGCACGTTGGCGGCGACCTGATCCTTCGGCACCTGGTCCGCCGCCGGCGTGGACGGCGGCGCGGCCATCGGCGCCGGTGCCGGTTTGCTAAACGGATCACTCGCATCGCGCTGCGCGAGCGCCTTGAGCGAGAACATCTGCTGCTGCATGTACGGCGTGTCGCCGCCCTCGACGGGCCCGAGACCGTAGTACCGCTCGCGCGCTTCGTCGGGCGACATGGCCCCGGCGCCGATCGCATCCGCCGCGGCCTTGGTCTTGGTCGCCGTGTCCATCCAAATCAAATCGTCGATGTCGAGCTCGGTGCCGTACTGCGTGCTGCTGGTCGCGGGCGTCAGGCCGAGGCCCTCGTCGAGCGCGTTCTCGAAGTTCGTGATCAACGACTGCAGACAGAGCGAGTGATACATCTGCCACAGCGACTCGAGCGACACGCCGCGCGGCAACTCGCCGACACCAATCAGGAACGACGGCACGTGAAACACGCTGCAGATCGTGCCGGCGGTCCAGCCCAGTTGCTGGATCAGTTGCGCGTCCACCGCGTTCATCGAGAGCTGCGTGTACTTGATGTCGGCCGTGATGACGGCGACGCGGCCGGCGTTGCCGGGCCCGTTGAACGTCTCCCAATCGGTCTTGGCCTGGGCGAGCTGGTCGGGGGTCATCCCCGCCGGCGCCGTGATCAACCCGCTCGGGCGACTGCCATTGGTAAAGAACGCGCTCGAGGTCGCCTGGATCGCGAGCCCTTGCAGCGCCGCGGTCGCGCACGCATAAATCGGCGACATGCCCACGAGCGGATGAAACAAGCACACCATCCGGTCGTGGATGATCTCGCTCGCCGGCAGGATGAACTGGTCCGCGGGCTCGCGCGCGAGCGCCAGGCTGCCCGACAGGTTGTCGTGCTGCAGTTGGTAGTACACGCCGCCATCGGGCGCGACCAGCGGCGTGACGCGCAACGGGTCGAGCACGTAGAGCGCGACCACGACGCCGCGCGCATCGCGCTCTTTCAGGATGTAGGCGTTGCCCCACATTAGTTTCGACGTGATCCACTGCTCGACGAATTTGGTCGTGGTCTGGTAACGGTTCGGTTTGCGCAGCACCGGCGAGAACGCGGGCGAGCTCGTCTCCTCCCACATGTCGTCGTCGTTCTCCTCGACCAGGCGCAGCGTGAGTTTGCCGATGTCCTGGGCAATGAGCGTGACGCACGCGAACACGGGCGCGTACTGCAGGACCTGATCGCGGCGGCCTTCGACGTTGACCTGCCACGCCCCGGCGTACGGTTCGCGGACGACGAGCGGATACCAGCCGCCGCCGGTGACTGCGCCGGGACTGTACGGCGCCGTCAACGCCTTCGCCGTCAGCTCGAGCCCGCGGCCGAACAAGCGCAGCCGGATACTCGCCATTACCGGGCCGCGGTCACCGCGAACGTCAGCGCGTTGCTCGCGCCGACCGTCACGGGCACATCGCCCGGGACCGCGACGGCGGCGGCGTCGACCGCCGCCGAGAGTTCGGTCGCCGACACGAACGTGGTCGGGACGGCCGCGCCGTTCCAGGTGACGGCATCGCCGTCAACGAACCCGGTCCCCGCGACTTGCACCGTGACCGCCGTACCGACAACGCCGGTCGCCGGGGTCAGCGTCGTGAGGACGGGCGCGGCGCCCCCGCCGCCGGTGTCCGTCCAGCCCTCGATCGACACGAACCCGATCGCGCGCAGCGTTTCGGCCAAGGCGCGGTCCGTCACCGCGTACGTCTCGCCTTCCGCGTGCGCCTGGTCGTTCTCGGTGTGATACGTGCGCACCGTCATATCGATCGACTCACCGGCCGCGCGCGCGTCACCGGTCTTGTTGCGAGCGTCACCGGCCATGTTTGGATCCTTTCGCGACCCGTTCGACGGGGGCCGTCGTCACGACGAACGCGAACTTCGCGACCGTGAGCACCTCGACGTGGTCGGGGTCGACGAGAATGGTGTCGCCGGCGTGCGGGTACTGGCCGTCCCAGTACCCGTCACGCTGGACGATCATCGGAATACGGGCGTCAGCCATGCCTACGCCGAGTAGGTCGCGACGGTGTACTGGACGCACCCCGTGCGCGCTTTTTTCCAATTGATAAAGCGTTCCGCGCGGAGCCCGACGAGGTTGTTCTGCCAGAGCGAGGTCAACACCGTCGTCGCGATCGGCGGGTTGTCGAGCGCCGTATCCATCTGCACCGACGCTTCACGGCTGACGTCGATCGTCACCCCGCCGTCATCGGCATAGAGCACCTGGTTGGGCTGAATCAACGCGACCGTTGTGCCGGCGACCTGCGAGGTGATCGCCTGGTAGCCCATGATGGTCCCGCCCTGCTGCGACATCGCCGGGAACAACGGCTGGCCGAGCGGGTTCAGCGCGTTGGTGAACGCGAGCGCGTTGGTCTCCGACAGCACGAGCACGGCGCCGGCCGTCGAGATATTCAGCGCGGTCATGGCGTTCGCCATCGCCGCGACGTCGGTCCGCGCGTTGGCCGGCGTGGCGCCAGCCGTGGTAATGGGGGTGACGCCGTTGGTCACCGAGCCGGGCGCGACGCCCGCGACCGCGGCCACCGCCGGGTCGATGAATTGCTGATCGAGGTAGGCGGCGATCCCGGCCACCATGTCGCGCCGGATGACCTCCTCGGCCGACGGCGTCGAGGTGCGCGCGAGCTCCTCGGTGATCACGATGATCCCGGCGCACTTGGTGACCCCGAGCGTGATGGTCGCGAACGCCAGTTTGCCCACCGGCTTGGGCGCGCCCTGGCCGACCCACTGATACGTGCCGCCGCCGGTCTGACTGGCGACCGACACGTTGAACGGCACGCGTACGAACCCGGGCACCTTGCCGAGAATCGTCGCGGGGCGCAGCAGCGCGAGGAACTCGTCGGTCAGCGGTTTCATCGGGGCGAGTGGACCGGCCCAACTCGCATCAGTCGTCGTCCCGGCCGCGACGGCGGCCTTGAGGACGAGTTCGACTTCCGGCGTCGAATCGGTCCAGCGTTTCGCATACTCGACGGCCTGCATCGTCGACCCGCGCGAGACCGCGAGCGCCTGGCAGTAGCGGATGAACGCGGTGCCCGGCGCGACGTTGGCCTTGACCGAGATGATCGGCACGCCGCTGCGCTGAAGACTGGCTTGTTCCGGCGTCGCCGCCGTGATCGGCGTCGCCTTCGTCATCACAGCCGTCGCCTCGAGGGCCTTGAGGCGTACGAGATGCGCGTCGATGGCTTTGAGTTCAGCGGTCAAGCCGTCGTATTCGTCCGTCTCGGCCTGGTCGAGCGTCGCGCCGGCGTCGGCCGACTTGGTCATCATCGCCGTCATCCGCGCGTGCTTGCCGGCGCGGCTGGTCTCGAAACTCGTGATCTGTTCGTTGAT